GCAAATGTGACAGAGTAATTGGTGGTGGAGCCATTACCTGTATAAGAGTGTTCAGTTGTAAGTGTAGTTGCCATTACTTATTGGTAAGTATCAAAGCAGGGGCGGAGTTTTCAATAGTTTGGTTTGCTCTCGTCCGAACCTCTTGCCGGTCTTTTTCATCCTGTTCTTCAACCAACAGTTGAACTGCCGGGTCTTGGCTGATCTGTGCCCAAGCTTTATCTTTAGCTTGAGCCATTACAAGCTCGATTAGGTCAACATGCTTGAAACTCTTACTGGGATCCATAAATCGGTTACCAGCTTCAAGTTCACGACGCATGTCCTGAATAGACTCTTGAACATCCTTACGGCTTGCAAGGTGGTCAAGTGCAGCTTGTGGGTTTTCAAATGTACGGCCACCAAAGTTAATTTGAGCGTTACCCATTGCTTGTTGAAGCATTGAACGCACGTCTGCAGCATCGCTAAGGTCGTAACCATTGGCGCTGTAGACAGACTCACGAATCGGGTAATTACTTTCAAGCAAAAGGCGACGGCCAGGACTGTTGTCGTCAAAGTTGATTTGGAATGGAGTAACTGCGTTCCATGCACGTTGAAGGAAGTTCCAACTGTTGAGAGGCTTACCTGTCAACATGTCATACTTCAACGGCAGTGGATCAGTAGCTAGATACTCACTAGCAAGGTTGCGGTTACGAATAGACTCGAAAATGTCAGCATTAAGCTCACGCATGTACGGATTGATAATCCGACCAAACTCATTACGAAGGCTGGACATCGGAACAATGTTGTTCATGATGCTGCCAATAGCACGAGCAGAACCTTCTGGTTTCATGTTTACCAGTTGGAACAAAGAGTCAAGACCGGAGAAATAGGACTTTTTAAGTGGTCCTGCTGCAAGAGCTGCAGCCATTTTCTTCCAGTGATCCTCTGCCCATTCAGCACCCATCAGGTCCAGGTTGTCTCCAACGTTGGCAATGTTTGCCAAGATCATGGAGAAGGGTTCACCCAGGGCGTCGTAACTAACCCATGCACCACCAATTTTTATAGACCTAGGTTTCCAACCTGCAGCAATCCAAGCTTGCTTCAGTTGTTCATCCATAGGACCGTCACCAGTCATGTTGCCATTGAGGTACATCTGTGTGCCACTAATAGTCACACCGAGGCCAATAGCTTGACGACCAGCAAGAAGAGCCTTTTCGTTACGCAGGTCTTCCATAGAGTTGATGCCATACTTGCCAACTTTCTCAAGAAGGTTGTCTTCGTTAGCAGTTAGGACATCGAGAGTACGTTTACGGAACGCACCGATAAGCGGCATGTTCTTGACATTCATATCAAGACCATTGATACCTGTGCGTGCAAACAAGTAGAACGGACGCAGCATTGGATACTGACCGATCAATTTGTCTAGGTTTGCAGCAAAGCCAGTCAACTCTTCTGTAAGAGTTGCTTCTTTGTACATGCCCTCAAGGAACGCATCTTTAGTAATGTCGATGTTGCCATCAGCATCCAAAAGTTCTTTGTAGAAGAGATCTTCATATTGCTTGTAATCATCTGCAGTAGCTTCCAGTAGATCGCCACCACGTTTCATCTCAAGCACTTTACGTACAGAGCGTTCCTTAGCCCTGGCACGTGCCATGATGAACTTATAGGTATCGTCAACGGACGACAGCAGTCGTGGTGAGTAGGACAGCAGACGGTTGTCATTCAAGCCCCGCGCAATCCAACCAATGGCATAGGAGAACTTGTCACCAACGGTTCCGCGTTGCTCAATCCATTGCTCTTGCATTGCCCACATCTGGTCAGTGGTGTTGTACTCACTGAAACGATTACGCATGTCAGCAAAATCACCAGTCCAGTAACTGTTGAGGCGTTTAGTGAAAACAGTCCAAGCTTCAGGAATCACTTCCATGTGTGACTTAAACGAAGCCATGCTGGCGCGAGCTGTGTCAAGATCGCCCAGGAGAGCGCCTCCTACACCTTTACCAAGGCTTTGAAGACCCATAATCTCACCAGTACCCACAAGGGCACGCTGAGCGGTCTTCAGGCCGCTTAGGACACTGTTGACAAAAACACCACCAAGTTCTTTAAGAGTCTGGTTTTTATTACTCATACCATGCAGACGACGACGCATGAAGGCGTCAAGATCAGTCCAGTTATGGATGTTGTCGGCACCGCTAAAAGCTTCAATAATAGCTTCCATTACATCTTGGTTCTTGGTTTGCCCCATGAACTGAAGAGCAGTGTCGATGCTTTCCTTGGTTTGTGTATGGATTTGAGTAAAGCGTTCAGCAATCTGTTCAGGAGCAAGCTGCAGTTGTTGACCTTGGATACCCCAGAGGTAACGACGTTTCTTGACTTCAGAAAGGCCAATGATCAGTCGATCACGGATGGTCTTCAGTGGACCGTCAATATCAGCGATGTCAACGCCCTGTGCCATTAGCTCACGCGATCCAATAGACAGGTCACGTAGTTGCTTGAACAGTGAAGAGTTGACGAGGTCAGCAGCGACCACGTTTTCCATGCTCCACAGCTCGTAGGTCTCGTCACCCAAGTTTGCCACGTCTTTGTTGTAGGCATCGATTGGTGCCCAGAACTCTTCGGCGGACATGTTATCTAGGTTGCGACCCATGACTTTCTGCATACGTTCGTAAGCAGGTCCAAAGACTTGGCGGAAAGTACGGCCCTTAGATTTGAGGTCTTGAACCATACGCTGATAACGAGCATCGCCTAGCAGCTCAGCAGCTTTTTCCTGCAACACATCGCTAGGAATACCGTTTTCATTAGCCATACGCTCTGCCTGGGCAGGAGTAAGCGGTGAATCGGTAGAACCTGCAGCGCCACCAGGAACGTTGGGATCGTCGATCTTGTTGAGCTGTTCGTAAATGTCACCAGCGGGTGCAGTCGAGTTAGGGCTGCCTTGCCACGGATCAGCAATAGGCTTGTTCTTGTGACCACGGAAAGCAAGCTGCGGAGGGAGAACTTTATCAGCTCCGCTTTGCAGCGGTTTGGGATCAGGAATTACATCAACATCAACGACATCACCGCCTAACTGGGGTGTGTCGAGATTGATGTCACGGACATACGCCATAGCGTCGTCAAGCTCTTGCTGACCTTTTTCCAAGACCTGCTCAGCCACGTTGGCTTCACGAGCAAAAGCTTTGTCAACACCACGTTCGCCAAACATCTTGCCGATTACTCGGTCAAAGATGCCTGCCATACCCATCTCTTCAACAACGTTCTTTAGTTTTTTGAGAAGAGGGTGGTCTTCGTCTTGCGTAGCAAGAGGGCCAAGAACAATGCCCATTTCAGGTACATGCTGGACAATCTTTCCAGACAGGTTGTGATCGTCGTGCTGTTTAGAAACAAGAGCTGCAACACCTGCAGAGGTCATGCTGACACCTGCAGCTCCAAGTGAAATACCTGCTGCTGCAGATCCAGCCGTGACGGCAACACCGTAAGAACCGTAGTAAGCAAGCTCTTCTGCCATGTTGCCCCACCAAGTAGTGACAGGTGCATAGCCACCTCTGAACTCAACAAAGTCACCGATTGGGTTCCACTCAGGTTCGTAGTTGGGGTCACCAATGTCTTCCCCCTTAGCAGCATCACTAATGCGCTCAGGGAAAGTAGTTACACTTTCACCAAACCGCAAAGCTGCGTTGTTGAGAGCGTTCCTAGATTCAGTGGCGATTGGACTTGTTTCACGTGCCTCGGCAATCTCAAGGGCGGCATCACCTAATGCTTGCAGTGGATTAGTCTGTACTTCCTCTTGTTGTTGTTCTTGTTGCTGCTCCTCTTGTAAAGCACGCTCTTGTTCTTCTTTTAGACGCTGCTGCTCAACCAGATCTTGTTGATTGACGTCTACTTGGTCAGATAAAAAATTTGTGTCCTCTTGGGACAACTGCAAAATAGTAGGATCCATGCTTAGTTATATTTGAGCCCAGGCAACGTATTGATTGGGTTTTGATAAATACCAGCACTGTTTTGGAAAAACCTTAAAAGACGTTGTCGCTCTTCTTCGCTTGCGAATTTGAGACCACGCCATTCGTTGATTAAACCTTGGGTGCCTCCACCCCAGCTAACTCTTTGCTTACCACGTTCGTACCAAAAATCAGCTTGTACTTTTTTGGAAAAAATTGTGTCATCAGGAAGACCTAAACGACGCTGTGTTTCATGAAATGTCCCTGGTGTAAATTGAGTTGCGCCGGTTGCGAATAGTGCTTCAGGGTGACCCTTAGGCAAGTCCATGCGTCGTTTGATCTCACCGAGTGTCATTGATAAAACATCTTGACTTAGATCTTTAGAGCTATCGCCAGGGTTAATTGATGTATAGCCGTTGTCCGCTCCGCCTTGATTAAATGCATTAAACCAACCATACTTTGCTCCAGATTCCTTAGACATAGTAAGTCCAAGTGCCCATTCAGCTTCATCAGTAAGGCCAATCTCTTGCAGCACACGCAGTGTGCGACCTGTGGTATTGTTTTTTCTCAAAAGAGTTTGATGAACAGGACTGAGTTCATCCACCTTTTGTTCAATAGCAGGTTTCTTAAAACCAACAAAGCCACGCTTGGCAAGTTCACTCAAAGCACCATCAACAGCAGTATAGCCAGTACCAGCCGTAGCAATGGCAAATATGTCAGGCAAAGTCCGAACAGGAGCAACACCTTCAGGAAGGTTTCCAGCTTGTGTTTGGAAGTAAGCAACAGCTTGGGCCACGTCATCCATCATTCCTGAAGCAGGAGGTGCTTGGGGGTCGAGGAGTGATCGACGAAGGTCTACAAGTTGTTGTTGACGAGTAGTGTTGTTTGTAACTTCTATGGTATCATAACTACCATTATTGATAGCAGTCGCGACCCTAGCAATAGCTTGCTCATGTGCGCCCTCAGCATCAACTTTGCCAGAAAGCATTAACTGCCTGAACTGTTTTTGATAATCACGTTGAGCACGCTCTAAGACACGTTCATATTTTTCAAAGCCACCAGTCGGTTTTGTTTTACCTTCCTGGTATTGGAACCTATCATTGACAGCACCCTGGATACGTCTGTTAGCACCAGAAGTAAAGCTTTCACCAGCAGAAGTTATGCTTGTGTCTTGCTTGACTTGATCAATATACGCAGCACGCACCGACTGAGGCATACCGTTAAGGTCAGATTCAATGTAGTAACCACGGGTAGCTTTCTTGGCTTCTAACATCTCCTTTGCTTCATCAGCATCACGCTCTTCCGCAGTCCTGTAGTTATCCAACATGTCACTTTTTAATCCTAAACCCTGTTGGCGGTAGGAAACGTTTAGTTCATCTATTTGTTCATCAGTAAGCGGAACTCCGCTCTCGTCGCGTTCGTTTACAAGTTCGAGGAATTTGTTTTTGAAATCGTTACGACGGGCAGTAAGTTCTTTTTCGGCAAGTGACGATCTATTTACACGAGCCTCTTGTAGCTTCTTTTCTACCTTTACAAAGTCCCGCTTAAAGGCTTTCCCAATGGTGGTCCGACCCATGCCACGATGATCAAACTCATGACCCATAAGGGCACGGACTTGAGTTTCTGTAATTTCGTCATTGTCAATCATTTCGATGAGCATCTTGGAGGCGGCTTCACGAGCCTTACCTGCACCGCCGAAATCAGATGCTCGGGTGGTAATCATGCTGAGGTACGCCTGACCTCCGTTTTCTGAGTACAAACCAGCAGTAAGTTGGTCCTTGGCTTCAGTAACTCTTTCCTCTTGTAAACGTTTGGAGTAAGCATCGGACCATTTAATTGCTTCCTTTTCTTCAAACTTTTGAATGCTGGGAAACATATACTTAGCTGCCATCACAGGGTTGAACTCTGCGAATCGATCTAAATAGTCTTGTCTGATTTGAGCCGAAACAGCGGCACGTTGTTGAGGTGTAACGGCTGAGTCGTAAGTAACGTCCTCACCGTTAATGTTGACCTTAGTAGTAGAACGCTTTTCTGCAAAGTGTGAACCGTAAGCAGCACCGCCCATTTGAAGGGACTGCACGGCATAGCCGTACTGAGCCCAGGCAGACATCTTGCGGATGTTCTGTGCGGTGTAAGGGTCACCGTCTTGTTCAACCTTGTTCGCTACTTCACGTGTCTGTTGATCAAGAGCTTCGCCTTCTTGTTCTTGTACGTTAAGGTCATCAAGTTCTTCTTGTGGAACACCGCCGTTGTAGGCGATGTACATTCCACGCTGCATCTCTTTCTTTTGAAACTCGTCACGCTTTTGTTCAGCGTATTTAGTAATAGAAGTAGAGATTTTTTCAAGACCACTAAAGGCCAGTTGAAGATCTTTTAGACGTGCTCGATCATTGGCACGCATGGCTGCCATATATTGTGCTTCGGCAGCCTGTTGTTTACGTACGTTTTCGTCGTAAGCCTGAAGGGGACTTGATACCTGTACAGGTTGAAAGGATCCTCCCCTGTTAAACGAGGTAAAAGTCATTAGTAATCAAAAAAATTTACTTCAGGTGTGTAATCAAAAAGACCGGGGAATCTAGAAAGGTTCACATCAGAATAACTACCAAAAGATGATGAGTTATTCTTAAAAGCCTCGTTTGGCGGCAGACTCTTTTGATATGCCCCATAAGCACTAGCTGCTGTACCAACAACATCACCAAGGAAGTTAATAGAGGCACCAGTCATATCCATATCAGGCTTAGGCGGAGCAATACCAGGCATTGGAATTGGTCCAACAGCGTCAAAAGCACGTTGATTAGCGGATCGAAGTTTTGTCTTAAGGTTACGTCCAAAGCCATCAACCTTTTCACGGGCACGGATAAGGTTGGAAACTTGCATGGCTTTCATACGACCCAACTCAGCAAACGGCAAAGAACGCAAACGCCTTGCGGTATTACCCTCACCAACATATTTCAAACGTTTTGCAATGTTGATGAAGTCATTTTGGTATTTAACAGACGCTAAACTGTATTGATCATTAAGCCAAGCTTGTTCTTTAGCAAAAGCTGCACTGGCAGCTAAAGCATTTTCATCTATTTGTTGGTCATATCTGGCAAGTTTTAGCTTATAGCGCCCCTGGTCACGCATGAAGTTCAGCTTACGGAACTCCATTTGACGTTCCCAATCACGGGCCACAGCACTCTTTTGACTGCTAGCAGCCGCTAAACCACCAAATGCTTTAATTCCTCCAGCTACTGCTGTTAGGGCTGTTACTGGTTCGCACACGGCAAAATTCTATAAAGGTTAAATTGTTTGGACCGTAAGTAACTTCACGCAAGAACTTAAATCCAAGAAAACGAAGGAGCTTTAGATGGGTAGTGTTGCGCTTGTCAACAATGTTCCACAGCACCTTCTCTGGTCTACTGTCAATAAATCTTTTGCACTTACGTGCGAATGACATCGGATGTTTGTGTATCTCAGGAGTGCATAACATCCAGATCCCGTTCTCGGGACCTATACCAAAGGCGGCACCCCACTTGTTGTCGGGTGTCAACCAAGCTCCTGAGTAGCCCACAGAAGCTCCTGTAAGGAGGCTATAGAAGGGGTTGTGACCATGCCCCTCAGTAACCTCCCTATAGTCGTCAGGGCGTAAATTAGAGGCCACTTCCATAGCGACCTCTTTAGTGAGTGGATAAATGTACTTAGACATTCTTGTAGTATTTGGGAGAGTAATCACCCTCCCAAGTCAAAGAAATAAGTGTTGCCGGAAGAGGCGAAGTTGATTTGATTGATAAGTTAAAGTTATTGTTTTTTTCGTAAACAGGGATTGTTCCAGTATGCTCGTCTTCGACTTGTACGTCAGCTACAAAGTATTGGTTATATGTACTTGACGTGAAGTCATCAACATAATCAGCCTTGCCAGTTCTAGACACAACTGATTGGTACTGACCTAACCGACCAAAGGAAGGTTTTACCCTGTGAACAACGAGGCTGCCACGTTCTTCATTGACTGTTCTTTCACCAGCGACTTTTTGAACAAAGAACCTAGGAAGGTCAACCTGCATGGTGTAGTTATACCCAAATGTCAGAGTTGGTTCGTTGCCAGGTACAGTGACATTGTTACCGCTAGTCGGAACATCAACGTTCAAAACAATCAGACCATCAACGCCTGGTTTTACAGCTACAAGATCTACAGACTTATCTGTAATGTTAGCCAGCCAAGGCAAAGTAAAGGTGGTTTGTCTAGTAGTACTATTGAAAGTACCACCTGTCATCTCCACATAGTTATCTAAATGGAGAATATATTCGTTATTGTTTTCAGTAAATGTGGTATCATCATCTCTGAGGAAATTGATCCTTTGCAGGAAAAATTGATCATCGACAAAAATATACGTGTCATTTACACAACAATGATAAGCAAGTGGTCGTGTATGTTTCCAACGGAACCAAGATGATTGAAGCTGCTTATCAGACACATTAAAGTACTTGTAACCAAACACCTCATCACTGTTCTTTTTGCCAAAGAAAATGGTGGTGTTTTCACGTGAGTCAGCAAGTAAGTCAATATCTTTACTGAGAGCAGTAGATACCACTTTGCTTAGCTCGTTCACATTAGGCTCGCCTTCACGTGCCACATTTGACATGACAAAGAAACGAGTATGAGCACCTGCATTGTCCAAGAAACCAGCAATAGTTCCCAATGAAAATGGTGGTACAGCGGTGTTGTAGTTATACGTACTAATGCTGCTTAAACGTGCTGTATCTGGGTTAAGAATATCCGAATCAGTGGCAAGCAGAAACTGTTGGTTCTCTGCAAATACAATGAGACCAGTGTTTATTTCAAGAGCATCAAACAGGATAGCAGGATACTTAGAAGAACAACTAATGTCGATGGGGTCAGTGCCTGAAACTGTGAGAGCAGTGTTGACAAAGAAGTTCCCCAGGTCACCTGGTTGGGATAGAATGACATTTTCATCACTTAAAAATCCAAGACGGTTTCGGAAAAACAAAACCTTGTTGATTGTTTTGCCAATGAAGCTAGGCACTGGATTCGTATTATCATCACCAACGTCACGTGTCGAATAAGTAAAACGCTTGACAATAAACTGACCGTTAGCTTGACGTTGAATAACAGGAGGTACAGTCAAAGGATTTATGGTGTTAGCAATGCCAGGTTCAGCACACTCAACCCATGATCCAGGACCGGAACCACCACCATTGCCTTCAAAACGCAGATAGTAATCATCGTCAGCGCTACTGCTATTAGATACTTTTACGATGTACCCGTGCTTACATTGGAAAGGTAGACCTGTTACATCATTAACAGTGTCAGTAATGACTGTCATCAAGTCACTGTTTTGTGCCTCGACAGTAAAGTTGACTGTATCGCTGTAAATGTAAAGTCCATTGCCGATAACGTCAACGTTGATACCAGTAAGACCAGCCAGCTCACCCTGTATGCCACCTAAAATCGTGTCAGGTGTGACATTTGTTTGTTGATCAAAAGCAGTAGGTACTGGACGTACAGCTTTGATAGATGCACGTACATTAACTGTTTCTACTTTTTCAACAACAATAGGATAGTTTGCTCCTTCCATTGTGACAGTACCTGCACTGCCGACAGTCCAGCCCTCTCCACCATGGAAAAGATCCACACGGTGTGAATAAGAGCAAGTGAAGTCAGCTGCTTCGGGATCGTCATCATTAGAACTAGGCACCCGCCCCTGCTGTCCAGTAGTTGTGATACGGAATACAAGGTTTTTTTTAGTAGTTCCGCTATTTAATGTAAACAGTTTTGTGCCTGTGTGAGGGCAATGACCTGTAGAACCAGGGAAATATCCAAAGCCAGGGCCTGTTGGGTTTGCAGCAATCTGTGTAGCAGTGGTGATTGCAGTAGTAGCGTTGGAGGTGGGGTCGTGAATGTTAAGTCCGTACTGACGTCCGTTTTGTACAACCTTTAATTCAACAAAAGCTGAGTATGTATGGGGTCTTTCAGCAGACTTAGAAACAGACGTAGCTTCCATAGCAGCAGTCACGTTCCTATTGACAACAAAGGTGCTGTCATTGATAGTCGTAAACTGCAATGTCTCAGGACCTATCGTTCCACTGGACAGGTAGTTTTGAAGGTTTGATTGCTGACCAGTTTCGTAGGAAACAGTAATGGCATTGCCAGTTTCGGCATCCCACATGTTCACTGCACCGTTGGTCTGTACCTGACCGATATAGCTACCTTCGGTTTCATCTCTGTAGTAATGGAACCAAACACCTGTAGACGTTGCGTTAGCTAAAACGGACGTACCTACACGCTTGGCTCCAGGGCGTTTATACAGCCCCTTGTTTAGGTCGGGGATACAGTTCACTGCATCTTTGACTTGACCCCGACCCATCTGGCTGTCAGGCACCTTAGAGATGCCACCAAAAAAATTAGGAATAGTTTGAGTAATACTTGGCATCAGCGACGCAATCCACGGAAGGGTTCATAAGAGCGGTAACTTTGTCCCTGACCCATACCAAGGAAGTTGTGATCGCCCTGGTTACATTCGTACTCAGTGACGATTGCACGGCAATAAGCTTCCTGTTGTCCTAAGAGTTGGACAAGAGTCGGGTTAGACACAAGTTGAGTAGCAGCACGAACAGAAGCTTTGGCGACGATCAGACGTTTGAAAGGTTGAGGAAGGTCCTCGAACGGGAACAACCAAACGACATTCATGTCCAGCGGTTCTTCAAACTCGAATGTATGTTCAACTTTGTTGTACAACTTGCCGTCACGTTTGACGACATCAGTAGTTCGATAAACTTCTTCCTCACAAACATCCATACGTAGGACGTTGCTAGGAATCAAAATGTGTTTGTTGTTGTCAGGTGTGAATGGGTAGTGATCTTCACGGTTGTAAACCCAACCTTCACTTTGCACTTCGACGTTGCTTTCTTTAAGGAGGTTGTAGATAAACTCAATCTCTGGGTTAGTGAAATTGAGGTTAGTAACTGGAGACTGACCGATACTCCCCAAGATTGAATTTACTGCGGATAGTTCGGTATCGAGATCAATAGTAGTAGGAGTAGCCATAGTTAAAAAAAAGGGCTCCCGAAGGAACCCTTGTAAAAGATAAATATCAGAAAGCGGAAGGTGCAGTAGCGCCCACGTGCAGCTCAACGGCTGCAGCAGGGTTCAGGTAATCAGCGCCCATAGCCAGACGGCCAAGGATCACGTCACCCTGATAAACCACAGACACGTCGCCCGAGGTCACCTGGACCTGGGGTCCAATGGTTTCGACAACGCCAGCGGCTTCCTTCTGGAAGATAAGACCACAGGACTTAGCGCCCAATTCGGCGTTAGTACCATAGTCGTTGTTGATGCCAGCGGTAGCGCCGGAGGCGTTTTCAGGAGTAGGAGCAATGAAGCTACCGGTGTTACCAGGATCGGTCTCACCAGTGGTGCCGCCGTACTTCGTACCGTACTTGCCCAGGAACGGAATGTTCATGGACTTGTAGATCTTGATACCAGCGATCTCGACAATGCCTTGTCCGCGCTGACGGGAGTCACCCTGTACATCGCGGTTCACCAGACCGTTGTCACCGACCTCTTGGATCAGTGCATAGTATTGGCGAGGGTTAAGAACACCCACACGTCCGTCTTGGCTGATGCCCTTTTCGTCCATCGCAGCAGCGGCGTCGTAGAAGGCGGCCACCAGGTTCTGAGCGTTGAACGCATCAGATTCGTTGGTGGTAGAACCGACACGGATCTGGGTGCCACCGGGCTCAAGGAAGTTAGCCTTGGTGATCGGTGAAGCAGCACGAGCACCGCGAGTGATAGCACGGAAGATCAGACGGTCATACTTCTCAGCGAGTGCATAGCCGATCTTCTTAGAGATCTCACCACGCAGCTCGTAATGAGCAAGGGTCTCATCCAGCTCATACACGAAAGCGGAGCTGATCAGCAGGTCATCGACCGTGATGGTCTTATCGGCCACCGGAGGCGCACCGTCGGTGTTACCGAGGATTGCGTTGCCTGGGGTGTGGTACTCAGCCGTGGTACGACCGGTGTAGATGAACTGAAGAGACTTGCCGTTCTTCAGGGTACGCCGCATGACCAGGTCACGAGCGATTGCATTATTCTCGAAGCCCTTGAACATCTCTCCAGAGAAGAGATCAAGGTACAAGGCGCGGGCGTTACCCGCAGAGTTAGCTTGACCAGGCCGTGTAAGGCTAGTGGTCAACGTAGAAGACTGTTGTGCCATTTGTATGGATAAATAAACTTAAATATGTAACCTTTTCGATCGATCAAAATTTTTGTGGTCTTTTCCCACCGTCATGACGGCGAAGGGTATCTTCCGTAGAAGGCCAACGCCAATAACTGAGGGGAGGAATCGAACCTCCCCCTGAGTCACCAGATCAGTTCAGAACAGTTTTTTTGTAAGCAGTTCCGCGATAGCAAAGCTTCAACTCTTTCTCCTCACGGAGCATTTTGTTGTAAGCATTGATGATGTAACGCTTTTCGAGGTCAGACATAGTTCGTACAGGAATAAACCTAAGCCCCGTTCCATGCTTAGGCGATCATGCGTCCAATGTTGCTTCGAGTACCATTTTGGTAAACTGTGTTTCTAAGAACTCAATATCAATCTGTTCTTGTGGATGACCACCAGACCAGGTTCGTTTGTATTCTCTTAGGGCGTCACGAATAATACGTGCACCACCATCATCTACTCGGATGTCAAACATAGGATGAACGTACGAAAATGATTAGCCGATTGCTGGTGCAGTCAAAGCCACAGGGGTGGTCTCAGCAGCAGCCAAGTCAAGCGGGAAGTTGTGGGCGTTGCGTTCGTGCATGACCTCCATGCCGAGACCAGCTCGGTTCAGGATGTCCGCCCACGTATTGATAACGTGACCTTCACGGTCTTGGATGGATTGGTTGAAGTTAAATCCATTCAGGTTGAAAGCCATAGTGCTAACACCTAGCGCAGTGAACCAGATGCCAACCACAGGCCAAGCAGCCAGGAAGAAATGCAGACTACGACTATTGTTGAAGCTGGCGTACTGGAAGATAAGACGACCAAAATAACCATGAGCGGCAACAATGTTGTAAGTCTCTTCCTCTTGTCCGAATTTGTAACCATAGTTTTGGCTTACTTCTTCAGTAGTCTCACGGATAAGTGAGGAGGTAACCAGGCTACCATGCATAGCAGAGAATAGAGAGCCACCGAAGACTCCAGCAACTCCCAGCATATGGAATGGATGCATAAGGATGTTATGCTCTGCCTGAAAGACAAACATATAATTAAAGGTACCTGAAATGCCGAGCGGCATTGCATCAGAGAAAGATCCTTGTCCGAAGGGATACACCAGAAAGACGGCACTCGCTGCTGCAACAGGTGCAGAGTAAGCGACGAAGATCCAGGGGCGCATACCTAGTCGATAGCTAAGTTCCCACTCTCGTCCCATGTAAGAATAGATGCCAATGAGGAAGTGGAAAACGACAAGCTGGAATGGACCCCCGTTGTAGAGCCATTCATCAAGTGTAGCAGCTTCCCAAATTGGGTAGAAGTGTAGTCCGATGGCATTGCTGCTCGGAACGACGGCTCCCGATATGATGTTGTTTCCGTACAGGAGGGATCCTGCGACTGGTTCTCTGATTCCATCGATGTCTACAGGTGGTGCTGCAATAAATGCAGTTACGAAACAAATAGTAGCAGCCAGCAGGGTTGGGATCATGAGGATACCAAACCAGCCAACATAAAGTCGATTGTTAGTAGAGGTTACCCAGGAGCAAAACTCATCCCAGGTAGACCTCTGTTGTTGTTGAAGTACAGCGGTCATTAAAAGTGCGGGTTAAATGTTTCCAAGGGTATGTATTTGAGCACTTTAATGAAGCCCGCCCAAGGCTCACGTCCAGTGGCGGGCTGTGTGTAAATCAGAAGGAATACTTAGCACCGATCTTGGTGCCATAGGAGTTGTCAGGATCACCGCCCATGAAGGACACTTCACCGTACAGAGACAGCTCTTCACTCAAAGAGTAGGAACCACCAGCCTTACCGGACAGCTCCACAGAACCATCTCCAGCATCAGGAGCCAGGAGAGTAGTACCTCCCTGGACATACCAGTTGTCACCTTCATATCCATAGTGGACATCAGTAGCAGTACCGGTGTAGTCAGAGCCGGTGTAAGAGGAGTTGGATTCCACGTTCACGTAGGGACCAGCAATAGCGGCACCATGTGCCATGCCGAGGAGGAGACCGGAAGCGATAATAGATTTCATGTGTGTGTTACTTTTTCTTTTTAGCAGTTTTAGCGGAGCGGGTAAAATTAGCTTTGGTAGGTGCTCCTTTACTACCAGGCTTTCTCATTTTTTCACCACTGCCAGCAGCAATGCGCTTGCGCTTAGCGTGGATGTTTGCGTAAAGACCTCGTTTTGCAGCCATGTTAGCATTTCCATTTGCGTAGTGCAAGAGCCTTTCGTGTAGGACGACCCTTGCTATCTTTCATTGGTCCTTTAACACCAGACATGCGAGCGCAGAAGGACCGCTTACGTGGACCACCGCCAGGCTGAGGAGCCTTAAGCTTTGATCCTGTCTCTCTATTGTATTTCTCACGGCCAGCTTTTGTCAAGCCACCGGAGCGAGATTTATGTTTGCCAATCTTCAGACTGACATTCTTTTTGCGGACCTTCTTACGTGCCATGTCACTTCTTCTTCATGTTTTTGACGATGGCCTTACGCACAGAGGCAGGCACACCTTTGCTCTTCATCTTTGCTGCAGCTTTTTTAGCGGCAGGTTTTTTGGATCCGTAATGTCCAGGCATTACCAAACTCCGGGGATAATTTGACCAGTGATTGCATAAGCACCAAGAGCCGCCATGATGCCAAGCATAGCAACACGGCCATTAAGCTTCTCAGCCTTTTCATTGTGTGTTTCGTACACGTCGATAATCTCCATGGGTGGTTCTTTTGCGTAGAGGTTTATTCGACCCCTGTCTTCAGTTACGGTGGTCATTAGAATTGTCGGTCAGATCTTTCAAGCTTCATCAGGACGTCGTTCCTGTATGCAGGGTCACGGTCATACCGTGGGTCATTGATTGCTGCAATAAGTTCAGCTTGACTGCGGAAGGTATCACCAGCATCGCTGGGCGGTTTGCCCTGCAACTGCCGACCTTCATATCCATTCTCTGATTCATAGCGGGCTTTGATGCCAGACAGCATCATTTGAATTTGAGCCTTTGTTCCGTTTTCAACGGTTGCATTAAAGGCGTCAAGTTCTGCATCGGAAAGAGACTCAGAAGCCCAGCCAGTAAGTTGGTCGTAAGCTTCATCACCTCCAACCGATGACTTAAGGTCACTGATGTCAGAGTCATTCAATTCAACAGGAGGTGCAACGGTGTTGCCCTTTTGCATCTCGATGTAAGCATTGAGAAGATCCTCACTGCTCATGTTTTTAAGAGACTCAAATGTCTCCTTGGACATCTCACCTTTCTCTGCATATTCTTGAGAAGCTGAGGTAAGCATGTCCACATTAGGATTGCTTTCAGGTTCCTCAGGCTCAGGTTCTTCTGCAGGTTCTTCTTTGTTTTCACCAAGCTTCTTTTGAAGCTCAAGGTAAGCAGACTCTAGCTCTTGTGCATCTTTGTACTTACCAGCCAGCAGGTTTTCCTGCTCTGCTCTAAGTTGTTTACCTACCTCAAGGGAGTCTTGCTCCTCTGCGGTTAGAACTTCTGAGTCAGGTGAGTTGTCATACGTATAAGTTTCAGCCATCGGTGGGTGGTTGTTGTTGTTGGGCGATTTGTTCAGAGATCTGACCAGCCGCAGGGTTCTTAGACGGATCCATCAAGGGGTTTGACATCAGTTGACCAGCTTGATCAACCAACGCTTGCTGTTGTGCAGCAGCTTGCATTTGCTGCATCTCTTGCTGCATCTGCTGCGGTGTCTTGACCAGGTTCAATACGTCAATACCTTGTGCAGCAGCGAGGCGTTTGATTGCTTCGCTAGCGTCGATGAACTTCATCAGCGCCTCAGGTCCAAGGGTCTGGGCAATGGTTCCGATGAAAGCAGTCAAGCTCTCTCGGTCTTGTCCACGTCCAAGTGCATTCACACCTGCCACGATCTGTGGCTGGACATAGTCTTTGGGGATCTTGGGAAGCTGTCCGCTACGCTGCATAACCATCAAGGTCCGAGCCAAGTAAGGCTTCAGGAACTCAACAGTCAGCAGACTGAACAGGCCGCCAAGTTGTTGCTCAAGTTCGAGCTGAGTAAGGCGTACTTCTTCAGCAGTTGTACGTTCTGACTGACGGATGTTTAGCAGCAGGAAGGCTTCACCAAGGCGTCGCTCGATCTGCTGTGCCATCTGTGAGGCAGTAGCAAAGTCCGCAGTTTTGCCAACCTGGACAACACTCACGTCTTCCGGTCGGCCCTGCACGATTGCACCGTTGCCAGCCTTAGCAATGGTCTGTGGCTTGGTAGTAGCAGCCGGGTTCACAAGGAACACCACCTTTGCTGCTGCTGCACTGCCTTCGATCAATGCCTGGCTAAGAGCTTCGAGAGACCGCAGGTCACCCAAGAACTCTTCAACACGTCCACGTCCATAGTCCTCACCATCAACAGCGTTGAAGCGGAGGACCAGCCAGGGGCTTGCGTCTTTAGGAGCTGTACTGCGAGAGCCTTCGATGATCATGTCATCGACTTCCTGGTGCCAGATCCAGCCGCCATTATCTTGACGACGTACATATGTATAGACCTCAGCATCGCCATCATTGTTAGTTTTACCTGACGCAGAGTTAGGGTCAGGCATGGGGTCAATGCCGAGCAGCTTGCGATTGACAAGCTCTTTAGTCACGATCTCACAGACGTAGCCATTGCCATCACGGCTAACTACGTAGCGATTGAGAGGAAAGTTTTTGAGGCCATCTTTACCCATAAAGACCAAGGCGTTTCCGCCTACGATCAGGTGCTTGAGAGCCTGGTGAACTACGACACGATCACTTGAAGCAGCGATTTTGTCCATAACCATCCTTTCCATTTTGGAAAAGGACAGGTCAAGTTCACTTCTAACTTCTGCTGGAAGTTCTTCTCCCAACTTGTCATCTCGTACTTGCAGTTTGAAGAACGAGGTTTGGGGAGGTAGCAGCGCAAGCATAAGCTTGGCTGCGAGAGTGACAACTGACTTTGCACCGACGGATTGCCATGGCGTAATCAGCCTCTTGTGGTTTTGACGAACACGTAGGTCGTCAGTAATAAGGTGAGGCAGCGTCAGTTCAGAACACTCAACTGCTGTGTCAAGGAATTGATGCCTGTCAGATGACAGTTGACTGTACCGTTCTTTCGCGTTATGGGACATTTAGTCCTCCAGTGCTGCCACCAGATGCCTGTTGCTGGAGGGGAACCTTGAGACTGTCTGCACCAATTCTTTTAGCCTGCTTGACAGACATTTTCTTGGCAAAGTCTACCTTTGGTTTTTCGTCTTTGGGTGTTAGAGCTTCAGGCGTTGGACGCTCCTTTGGCTGCTTGGGTAATTCCTTCTGGATAGGAGGAAGCTTTGGAGCTTTTGGTGTCTCAGGTTGAAAGCCCAACAAGCTTGCAATGTTTACACACATTAGTCTTCATCTATGAGTTGGTTGATAAAAGAAACAACACTGGCTTGACCAGCCCTGTAGTAGATGTCGGGTGGTAGATCTGTAGGTTTGATTGGCTCGGCAGGGAAAGCTTCCGCAAGCCGAGTTTTAATCATGTCCAGTTTTTCGTACTGGAACTTAAGCGTATTGGGGGAGATTGACATTCGAGTGCTCGAAGAACGCTGGCATCCGAGCAGCTTTGGTCTCAACCAGTTGAGGTGCTTTGCCCTCGTACATGAGTCGATCGCTGGAATCGAGCCAGAATTGTTTGTTCAGATATTTGTCTGCGTGATTACCCAAGGGTTGCATCACCCAGTTGATTGTGGCTTTGCGAAGCTTGTCCAGAGACGGGCTGATGTTGTAACCCAGCTCGGTATGTGCCAGTGAGTTCACCGCCACATGGATCTGTTCGTCTCGTGAGATGTCCGCTGAAACGGTTCTCATCCCAGCGTCACCATTAAAGCGAAAGAATGGTAGAAGAACGAAGAAGATCGCACGCTCGGCAACAAGTGCCTTGGTAATCGTGTGATCTGGATGTGCCTCCCACGCGGACTTAAGCCGTAGGGCTTCCGCTTCAGCTTGTTCATCAACGCCGTAAGCATTGGCGATGTAACCAAGTGCGATGTCGTGATTCTCTTCGTCTTTGACATTGGACAGTAGGACGTCCCGTGCATTGCTCGGTACGTCAGAGGCGAGAGCGTCATTGATGAAGTCTCCAACGGGAAGTTCCATATGACGCATGGCGAGTGCGCGGTAGATCGCCTGCTCTGCACCTTCTTTGCACGCTCCTGCTGTCGTTTGTACAGGAGTCCATTTTCTTTTTCGATTGAGTAGTTTTTCGTACGGATTCATTCTTGACAGTCACAGGTAAGTTCTTCCTCTGGTTCGAGGAGACCTGCCAAGTAATCGTTGACGTCGTCTTCATCCAATGCAGCGTATGCACTTGACTTGTCTTGTACGTCGCCCATTACTTGCAGGCTGTAGTAAAGAGAAGTCTGGGGGCTTGCAAGCCACTCCTCGATAAAGGCGTTGTCATACGTGACAACATCACTCCAACTGTTGAAGCTATACCCATGAAGAAGCCCAGTGCGATTGAGAAGAGTCATGATGCCATCGGCAACACGCTTGTAGTTTTCCCAACCGACTTCGCTGGCGATTTCTACATCGCCATAGTTATATGTTTGTACCCCGAACGTTCCGCTGTCGCGGTCTACCGTCCGGCTGATAGGCGGAGCGATTTCTGGTGTGCTAGTAAAGCCATCCAGATCTGTGCTTCGATAACTGCAGGAGGCAGTGGGCGCGATAGCAAAGGCTCGAACCATATTATTAGCACGAGCAATTTCGGCGGCAGCATTAACGCCAGAGGCAATGGCAGACACCAATTCATAAGCTGGTGTGCGTACCACTTCTCCTGCATTGAAGTTGTCCAGAGCAACTCCGAATTGCTCATAGGTTATGCCGTACCTCCGTAGGAGATTTGCGAGTCCAAGCATTCCGAGTCCGACTTGTCGGTCGGTATCGCTTGGCAGATATTCTCCTGAATCGCCAACCCCAGTTCGACCATGGAGTTCGCACAGTTGCGACATCCCTTCAGTGAAAGCTCTTGGAATGTCGTCATATTCACAGGCAGAGAGATTGATATGTTGTAAAAGACAGGTACCTCGTGAGGGCAGGTACACTTCAAGACAAACGTTCCCTCGGATGCGTTTTCCTTCATTGTCATACTTTACTTTGTTGAGCCAGACGTCTCCCGATTTAATAGCGAAGAGGAGTTCCTCCTTAAACGAACACCTCTCCCACCAATCTTCTGTGATGTTGATGCATCGCTTGACCCAAGGAAGTTCGGATCGAGGAGTACTAATAAACTCACGAGCATCGCTGTGGCAAAGGTCGAGGTGACAGACCACAGCACCGTTCTTGTAGACACCCCCGCGACGAAGGATTTCATTTAGTGTTGAGTAGATTTTAGCGAAGGAGACTGGTCCAGATGCAACCAGTCCTTTTCCATTCTCTTCACCTCGGGGTCGCAGTTCCGACAAGTGGACCGCGCAACCTGCTCCGAAACGTAGAGCATGTGATACAAATCTCCAGCTCGCCTCGATTCCATTGGGACCCTCCATTGAGTCTTGGACAACAAATACTGTGCAGCTGACAGGTAGGCGGGAGGTGGGGTCGTCAAGCCAGGACTGAACACGGCCAGTCCTTGAGATATAAGATGCGGTGGTCATTTAACTAGATCAGAAAGATGAGGTGGTTTATAGTTCGGTCCCTTCAGGACCTTGCCGTCGTCTCGGTAGATGGGCTTACCATCTTCACCAAGTTTTGACATGTTCGATTCATGAACTCTGATCATCGCTTCGTCCAGGTCCCATTCTTGGGACGCGGCGAATTGAAAACATACATATACGAGGTCAGCTAATTCTTTGAGCTGATGTTCTTCATCCTCGAAGTGATAAGCCTCGTGAAACTCAGACCATTCTTCATCGATCAAAGACTTCTGAGTCCTTCTCATGTTCGCCCCATTCGGGACGCCGTAGGCGAAGCGGAACTGGTCCGCTTGATCCATGAGGCTCGGGTGTATGTAGCAGTTCATTTTCAAGATAGTGGATAGCCTTTTTAAGGTCGGCAGTCTTTGTGTTATCACCTTTGAAACCGGCTCTGCAAATATATTTAATAGCATTGCCAAGGTGATAATTAAGTTCTTGATCGCGGATGAAGTCCCAGACTTCTATGTTTCCGCGGGTGTAGTGGGTGGGAGATTGGGCCACTTTTGTACCAGGTTTGAAACAGTATTAGCGAGGCAAAAGTTCTGGCGTTGAAGTGCCATGAACAGGGTGATGATGTCCTGCTTGTCTGCCTCAGGTAGCAGGTCCTCAAGCCTCCGAAGCTTGAAGTTCTGCTCCATCGTTAGCTCCGTCACCGGCATCGGCGGGAGTCCAGGGTATGACTTGTCCGTCATATTCGTTAGTGGTGAGAATCTTTGCGAGTCGGGCATTGATTAGGGCGTCCTCTTCAGTCATGTCTTTGTCTTTGAAAGCTTTGACAACTGTATCCCACGTGTATCCGTGCTCATCAAACAGAGCAACGGCACGTTTGATTCCAATGCCAGGCACGCCTGAGTAACCATCGGTCTGGTCACCAGCCAGTGTCTGAATCAGATGCCATTGATAGCCTTCTTCTTCAGAGATCTCGACAAGTTCATCCATGTTGAACAACTTGCCAGGGATTTGTTTCATGTCCTTGTCGGGACTGACAATTACATTGCCAGGGTTAGCTGTTGCATAGATACCCATGGCATCGTCAGCTTCCAACGTAGGGATTCGGATCACCTCGTACTGTTCAGACAGTGCATTGATGACACGTTTGTATCCACAGGGCTTCTTCCTGTTTCGATGACCCTTGTAACTGGGTAGAATTTTTTTCCGAAAATTTACAGAGTCACTAAAAAACAGGATCAGTTCAGGCACGTCCCACATGAAGTGACCTTTGATTTTGGTCAGCTCACGTTGGACATTTGTCATTGCCTCACTGAACTTACTGACGACCATGATGACGTCGTCACCCCAGTCAATGTCTGTCTCAGCGCCGGCACAGGATTTATAGACAATGTAGTCGGCATCAATGAGTAGTTTCATCAATGGACCTCCGCCCAGTTCTTCCCTTGCTTTGCTTCCGCTGCGATGGGGACTCGTAGTTTGTAGTACTCGCCAGCCGCTTCAGCGCTGTGTACCAGGGATGCTGATAGGTCGTCTGCATGGGCAGGGTGGCACTCGAATTGCAGTTCGTCATGTACAAATGCAAGCTGTGCACAGCACAACTTTGTTGATTCAATAGTTTGTTGATTGATAAGGAGCCACCGCTTCGCGATGGTCCCGGCTCCTGACTGGAGCAAGTAGTTCAAAGCTTTGTGCGGGCTGTCCAGAGCGATCTTTCGACCGTCTATAGACCTGACAAAGCCCTTCTCAGACGCCGTTTTGATTGCCGCCAAAAGTTCCGCAAGTCCATCAATAGCAGAAACAAACGCTTCTCTAATTTCCTTGCCTTTCGATTTCGCATTGCGATCATTTAAGGAAGAGTCAAAGGAATGTCCAATTTTGGCGTCACCTGCACCGTAGAGGAAGGCGTAGGTAACTGTTTTGACAGCTCGTCTACTGATTCCAATTTTGTCTGCATTGACTTGATGGATGTCTCCGTTGAGGAGAATGTCCGCATAGCGTCCCGCATCGTATCGAGCGAGGTAGTGAGCGAGCATCCGTAACTCGATACCGCTAAGATCGGCACCCACCATAATTTGACCAGGCGATGCGATAAAAAGTTCTCTAAATTCATGATCACTCGGGCACTGCGCGAGGTTTGGTTTACGGTGTGCACATCTGTGCGTGTTTGTAGCAACTGAACAATGATGATGAATACGATTAGCACTCGTACATAGCTTCAGCCATGCGTTCGTGCCTTCCGAGATCATCCCCAATTTCTTCGTAATATCGAGACACTTCAAGAAAGCCAGGGCTATCTCCGTCCCAATATCCTTCAGAATCACTTCGTCGATGATGGGCTTCCCAGTAGGACTCATCTCCGTTGGATTCCAACCATGAAATGTTTGCAGGATCCATGAAATATGGTCGCGTGAGGTTGGATTTAACTCTTTCAGTTTGGTGAACGTACATCCTTCTACGTATCCAGAGGTTTTGTTATTTCGTTTAGGAGTAAACTCTGATCCTTTGACGAAAGGGTGTTTGTTGCGTAGTAGTTGACAAGTTTTCTCAAGCTCTGATCTGAGAGACGATGCAAGTTGCCATGCAGCATCGACATCAAATCGCCATCCATGTAGTTCTTGTTTAGTGAGAATTGTTGCTACGTCATGCTCTAACGCGACCCAGTCAGGTAGGGGTGGAAGTGATCGCATAGTTTTTTAGTGACGTTTACATCTTGTACGCAGTAATCCTGCATATCTTGTGACCAGTTTTTCCAGTCAGTGTCCTTACCGAATGAGCCTTTGAACTCATTCAGTCGGTAGCCGTAACTCTCAAGGCTGTGTCTACCCCACATGTATGAGGGCATTTCTTTCCAGCGCCCGAGGTACTTGCCTTTTGACTTGGGACCACGGTCCAGGTCCAACATGTCCGCGTGGTACAGGCGTGATAGCAGAAGCGTGTCTACTACAAGCCCCTTCGGGTTGAACCAGGCATAAATTTTTCGGAGGCACGGTATGTCGTAACCAATAACGTTGTGACCACAAATAATTTCAGCATCTTCCAAGAGCTGAACACCACGAGTGATGGGTTCCTGATCACCCTGGTCGTTGTAGATATAAGTCTTGTCAGCCTCCGAATCGTAGATAACAAGACAGTGGATACAGGTGACATCATCTAACAGTCCGTCACTTTCCAGATCGAAGACCAGCATTTTTCCATTGGTATGTTTTGTCCACAAACTGAGCACGGCGAACCATTTCCTCAGTAGGAGGCTTAGGTTTAGAAATCAGTTGTTGCGTCAAACTCGGCTTCGATTGCAGTTTCATGGAATTTGCAGGTAGATAGGTCGTAATTCAGCTTACAGGCGACACCAACTTCGCCTGAATATCGATTTTTAAGGACGCGCACAGTCGTAGAGCTTGATTCAGGTCCACTCTGCTGATCTCTTTCGAGCGCAATACATGCGTCGCTGAGTTGAGCAATAGAAGCAGATCCTCTAAGCTGTCCAAGTGTGACGCGGGCTCCTTCCTCGTGATTGACATCGCCAGAAGTCCTACGTAAGTGAGATACAAGAAATAGTGAAATCCCTGTCCTCTCAGTAAGGGATCTAAGTTTTGTCATTGTCTGGTCAATCATCTTGCGCTCGTCGTTGATACCGTCGAGGCCAGATAGCAGGATTGACAAGTGATCGAGGAAAACAACCTTGGTTTCAAGGCCGCTTGCCATGTATTCGATACGGTTGTAGATGTGGTCAGGGTCATAAGACCCGAAGCCATCAAACAAATGCAGGTTCCAGTTCGCGATCGTGTTATCGAACGCTTCAACTAGCTCAGATCGATCATGCTCTCCAAGGTGGAGGCTTCGTCCGACTGCTGCTGACATAAGTCCGAGAGCTGTACGGCGGTTTGACTCTTCAAGTGCCAAGTAACCGACCCGTTCTCCTTTGTTAAGCAGGTGAGTACATAAGTCGCGACAGAAGGACGATTTGCCAATCCCTGATCCCGCAGTAATCGTGACAAGCTCTCCGTACCTGATCCCGTGAAGCTTGTTTTGTAGTCCTTGAAAGGGGTAGTCATGATCTGATGGTGGGGAGGGAGTTGTGATGACGTCGATTAACGACTTGGCATCAACAATCCCGTCTGGTTTGTATTGAGTGTGCTGAAAGTTACAGACAGCTCGAATTGCTTCGGTGTCGCCAGCCTGTAAAGCCTCTGAGGCATCCTTGTAATCGTCTAGGAAGCCGATGAAAACCTTGCCAGGTGGCATCACACCGGCAGCTTCCTCAGCGCCTTTGTGGCCTGCTTCATCGTTATCGAAGAAGAGGACAATCTTGTCGTAATACTGGAGCCATTCGTAGTTGTTTTGAATAGCTTTCTTAGCGGCAGCAGCTCCGTTTGGCACGGATACTACGTCCCAGTGTGGTTGGGCTTCCCAGACGGACATAGCGTCCATCTCGCCCTCTGTAATCACAAGCTTTTGTGTCTTGTTAGACGTCTTGTGACGGTAGTTCTGCATCCCAAAGAGGGTTTTGACCTCACCCTCGCAGCGAAACTCCTTCTTCGGTGTCCTTACTTTCGCGCCAACAGGCGATCCAGTGCCATCGAAGTAATAGTGGCGTAGAAGTTCTCCGTCTCGGTAGGTTTTGAAGAGTTCACATGTTTTCTCTGTGATCCCCCTGGAGTGCAGCCTTCCGGCTGATCCTTGTAGTCGTACATGTTGCACGGAATGGTGAGTGTGATTTGTAGCGGATCCTTCCGCAGGTTTGAAATAGTTACATTTGTGACAATACTCGTGCCCGTCCGTGTAGATACTGTTTGCATCAGATGATCCACACTCCGGGCAAGGTATATGCCTGATAAATTCAGAGTCGCTCACAAGAGCCAATCGATAGGGATATTTGCGAAGGACGTCCACTTGATACCAAGCTTATCGCACCACTGTGCGTACGTCGTCTTCGATTTTTTTGAGATTGTATTGAACGGTGCCTGAAAGACCATCCGAAGATCAATGTCAGGGTTTTGTTCGATGACTGACTTGATCTTCTTTCGGTCCTTGGAGTCCCAGTAACCCTTGGCTTCAAGCCAAACTCCATTCGGAAGAATGAAGTCAGGCGTGTAATTATGTTGGATTACATAGGGAACCTTTGTACTTTCGTACTCATACTTGACACCCAGTTCTACGAGAAGATCAGCGATCCTCTCTTCGAGACCGGATCGGAAAGCCATCAGAAGTCTACGTCATCCTCAGGTGCGGGTGTGACAGCAGGTTCAGATGTCTTAAATCCTTTGGTCTTGCCGAACAACTCGGCTACATCCACGTCATCCATGTCGCCAGTGTCAACACCAGCAGAGGTAGACAGGGTCACGACCTGGACGCCTTGCAGCTTCAGGCTGGTGCCATAGGTCACCTTGTCCTTCAGGATGTAAGGCTTTTGGAAGAAGGCCAGCTTGACCTTGCAACCAGAGTACAGCGGTGTGTTCTCATCTTCGATTGGGGTGCCTTCGGTATCAACAATACCAGGCTTCATCTCCTCATTCCAGGAGAACTTCACGGTATACTTGCCTTCGGCTACCTCTTCCCAGGGTTCAGGCTTGAGAGTCGAACGCTTCGGGTTAGCAAGCTTTGATTCAGCCCACTTCAGACAATCGGCCCGCTCGGCTTCGAGCTGGTCAACGACGTCCTGGCCGACTACGGCCTTCAGGTTGTACCCGTACTTGCCGGGCTTCAGTACTGCCTGGAATCCTTCGAGGACAACGGGCTGTTCAGTTACGATGGTGTTGCGTGCCATTAACAAAAGAAATAGGTGGAGTCAATCACGTTCGCTGGTTTCAGCGTATCGATGATCGGTGGTTCTGTCTCTGCTTCAATGTAGTGAGCAAAGGTGGTCAAGTAGTCATGCTCCGCAAATAGGTGCATGTATGTTTCACGAACAATGGCTGAAAGTACAGACATGTCAGTAGCACGACATAAAACCGAGTCGTGTATGAGGGAAATCGGTGCGTTGAAGCGTAGTGCAGATAGGTGAAGGAGGCTTGCATCAAGGGAATGGATAAGATTTGGCGCTGTTGCGTTCTTGTGGTGGTTCTTATCTACCTTGTCTCCATCTTCCGTGGCAACCCTGATCTTACAACGACCCATCAGTTGCAACTCAATAGTAGCAACCTTAGGCTTCATCAGCTTTTGTTTGACTGTGAAACCAGATGGTGTCATCCAGGTCAGGCTTGTAGCGCCACGGTCGATAGCCTTACCGACCTCCTTCTCAATCCACTTCATGACCTTCATGGGACCAGGGACAATGACGTCCATGGCATCACGTACAGCCTTGACAGTTGCAGTGAGGTCATCCTTCTCAACTTCTACACCTTTCTCTTTCAGAGCTTCACGTATGTAGCCTCGATTCGAGAAAGGTTTAGCATTGTAAGGCACCGTCATGACCGTTCTTTTGGTCGTCTTCCTATCCATGTGTGGACGGATAGACACAGGTACATGAGGCTTAGCTTGTTCAGCAATAACCTTGTATGCATCCTGAGGTTTATCACTGGGAAGAACATTCACTAGCTCTGCTGTCGATGCATCACGTGCAAGACCTGCAAGTATTTGCAGACCACTACATGTAGCGTCAACAGCTACTGGCAGGTTCGTGTAATGACGATCACACTTGATTATGCAATGAAAGTACTCATCACATGCTGCCAAGAAAGTCCAGGGTTCATCTGCGACCTCCCATTCGTGAAGACAACCCAGCGGATCAGTAGCTATACGCTCGATCAGGTCTTTGTTGTCATCTGCCCATTTAAGACGTTCTTGCATGGGTGCCTTGTCCAGGCCATAGGTTGTGGCGACCTGGAAGGCTAGCCAATCTTCTGCCTCGGGTGTCATGAACGACCCCTCATGGAACTTAAGTAATGACTTACCGAAGTCCGTATCTTGTGGAGTAAGAAAGGCTGGGATAGGGTAAGCCCTACCTCTGTAATCGAAGCTCCAAGGAATGTAGAACTTGTCTACATCCTCGAATACTTTCACTGCGTTCATGGTCATCCTTGTACGACATGACCGCTGAAACGCTTGTGCGTTGTAGTTATATGCCTCTGCTGCTGCACGACGATAGGACATTTCACTGTCCTTGTTGTCATCAATGTCAGCAGGTTTGGGTGGTAGAGGCATCTCTACTTGAGGGACAAACTTACCTACTTCAATACGTCGTTCCATAAATGTCTTTGCGACACCCACGACGAACGGATTGAGAGTGTATGCAACCTTCTGAATCTTGTTCAGAAAGCTGATTGGTGTTTCTCCCTGTATACATGTGGGATCGCCCCTACGGACCATGTCGTATCCACGCATGACCTCGTTAAGCAAGTACCCACCTGGCCTTTCGGTGTCCCAGTCGTTAGGTGGAATCAGCATCGGCCACGCCAACGGGCTGAACAGCTCCGCCTGGGCCATGATCTTGTCCTTGATCTGCATGAACTCAGGTGATGGGATCACGTAGTTCACACGCTTGTTACCATGCTGCCGCATGTCTATCAAGAACCAACCACTTACCTCGCAGATGCAATCCAACAGCCAGCCACCAAGTTTGACCCTGTTGGCACGTCCCCAGCATTGCCAGTGTGGTACGTCATAACGGTTCATCAATGTAGTGATGACCTTGACTTTCTGGTGGGTACCACTGGCCTTGTGGAAGTAGTTCTGCTTGATTGTATGTAGCAGACCTGGAACCTTGTTCTCGTAGTGCCGCATCATGCACTCATTCTCAACCGCCTGGCCGATAGCATCGGTGACATTTGGTACAAGTGCTGATGCTTTCTTTGTGGCAAAGACCTTATCAAATACTACCTTACATGAGATTGCAGCAGCAGCTTCAGCCTCAATGTCAGCCAGATACTGTTGTATCTGCCTAAAGGCAACACCAGTTTTGCCCTCTTTTATGCGATTGGTAGTGTGCTGAATACGTGCCACCACAAGAGGCATAAGCTGCTCAATAGAAGCCACGCCATAGGCAGTAGCGCTGGCATACTCTTTGTCCTGTAGTTTTGTGGTGTTGTCGTGGAGCTTTTCTAGTCCTTGACGTATCTGTTCTCGCTCAAGATCAACCTGAGCACTGATCTCTGCGGGTGTTGCCAATTAGTCGTCAAAGTATTGGGTTTGCTTGTCGTCCATGACCTGCTCATGCAGGAGCTGGATCACTTCATCCTTGTGTGGATGCATGTTGATTTCTTCAATCAACGTATCAAGACGGAAGTTGAAAGTAGCGTCAGTCATCGTAGATGTTGGAAGGGTGAACGTAGTGGATTGTATCATGGGTACAGACAACGAACTCATGTGAAAGCTTCTCCATGTAGTCCCTGACCTTGGCTTCAGCAGCGTGCTGGCGTTTGTATACATGCTCCTTTACCTTCATAGTTTTGAGGTTAGTTGCACGTATGACACAGCATACATCAGAGGGTAGTTCCCATGCCGCGATCTTCCAATCCATGATCTCTTCAAACGTGTGAGGCTCGAACAACTCAGCAGGTGCCTCCTTGAACTTCTTCCAGTTGTTTGGGAAGTAGGGTTTCTTACCACTCATCGGTGCGTCTTACGTTAGTCAGTTTACAAGTTCTGTCCATGGACAATTCCAAAGCATCCCATGCGGCTTCTTCAGAATTGGCGGCGAGGATATACATGACCTCGCCACTTGACAGGGTGATCTCGTACTCGCGCAATGGTGAGTGTGAAAGATCAAGCGGTTGTTGCGACCTTGGGTTTGCGTCGTCTGGCTGGACGTGGCTTGGGCTTTGCATCATTAGACTCCATGTTAATGTATGTGTCACGTTGAGCTAACTCCTTGTAGATGTCATTCCATCTGTGACCTTGATCACCATAGTGGTGTAGCCAACAAAGGATGGCATTCTTAATAAAGAAATTGTCATCTAGTGATTTACTTTTTTCCATAGTACCTCCCGGTGATACGATTTGCACGCTGCCAGATAACAGCAGTGCTGAACAATCCTACCATACCGACGATGGCAAAGATGATGTTAGATTCAGACCAGATCATTTCAAACTCCAGAGGTGTTCAGGTTTACCGTACATACCAGTCACGGTGCTGTTAGTTTTTACTAACTCACCGGCTGTTGTTAGGTTAGTTATTGCACGGCGGACAGAGGTGATCGGCCAATGCTCAGGAAGAGAATCGTAAACCATTGATGGGCTTTGTGGTTTCCCCTCGTCCTTGAAAAAAGCCAAGATGTATTCCTCTTGTTTCATTAGTTGATTCGAGTGAATGTGTTGTCAGAGTTGGCATTGTAGATGATGCCACCATCGTCCTTGAAGATACATGACCAGGCACCAACAGGCAGCCTGCATTGTGCTGCAAGCTGCGAGTCACCAGTCATACGTATCAGTCGATGGTATGAATCTGTGTCCTTGAAGATGTAAGTCACTTGTCACATAGTGATGGGTCAACTTTACAGTATGCGGCCATGCGTTTGTCTTGCATGTCCTTGAGGTTGTCCATGGCTGTCAGCCCAATGTGCAGGCCAACAAACACAGTGATTGCGAGTAGTGTGATTCTCATGGGTAAGCAGCAGCGTCGTTGGATACATAGGACACAGCACGCATGTACGTGTTGCCTATCTTACCTGTGATGCTTTGCATCTTTGACACGTCACCGTGTGTGTCCAGCTGTACGTGCTTGTCTTCGAGACATGTAACGAGCTTGAACACAGTAGGCTGTGCGTAGTACTTGTCAGTGTGGATCATGATAAGCGTTTGAAAGTGTAACCGTGTTGGAAAGGAATGGTGAAGTCAGCACCATCCTCGTCATCTTGTATGTACCAGGTGAAGTCACGTTGGTACACACCTTGATTGTAGCCATCACACAACCCGTTGATGATAGCATTGAGACGTGATTTGGTAGTGTTGGATTGCCAACCACCATCGTAGATTTCTACCTCGTCCTTGCTAATTGTAGCAATGAGGTTCCTGTGTAGGTACACACACGACACGTTACGTGATGGTGAGTACAACACCTCGGTGTTATCGTTGCGCCAGTCCTTGCGATCTTGGACGGCGCTGATCATTTGACGTTCGATCTTACGCATCAGGCGAATACCTCCATGTGTGGGAATGTTTGTCCATTGTGTACACGAGACACGGTGATGGTATCACCACCTGTCTCTACACTCCAGTCAAAGGCAGCATCAACTGCCTCTGCTTCTGAGGTGAACCACTCCTCGTCAGGTCCATGTGAGATGATGAATGTCATTTTCCAGATACTAATTGTGCGTCCTTTGCTTCTGCTTTGGCGACAAGTTTGTCACCGTACTTGTCTTGGTCCTTGTTAAGAACATTGATACGTTCAGTCAATGCATCATAGTGTGCGGCAAGGTTTGCAACCTTGATACACTTCTCGATCATGACCTTCTCGATCTCCTCACCTGCATTGTGGTACGTCCAGAACCAGGACTCACCGTCATCGCCGGTGGTATCTTCGAGCACCTTGTCCACGTCAGGCTCGACAGACTCGAAGTCCCATGACTTGCGACGTGTGATGTCAAGCGCAGCCTGGAGGTTCACGATCTTGCGCAGCTCCATGCATTGCTTGCTGTTGGTACGGTTACGCTCTTGCACTGCGTCCCTGATCTTGTCCGTGAAGGCACGGTACTTGGGATCAGCTTGCTTGAGAGCGTGACGTTGTTGGAAGTCCATGTTGTTACGTAGCCCCGCTCAGTGCGTGGGCAATACCTGGGCAAGGGATCGCACCTTGCCACCCGCTTGAACGGATCAGGCTACAGCACAGGCTGCATCGACACGCTGATGACAGTACATCTCAACGATGCACCACACAGCCTTCTCTTTGAGTTCCTGCATTGTATAGAACTCGCTAGTGTCTAGCAAGTCCTCGTACTTGAGGCCGTAAACATCAAGTTCTGACTCGATCTCGTCCTCGTACTTGTCAAAGAACTCCGCAAGTTCTGTCGAGTAGATGAAGTCGGAGACACCAGCAGCGCAGCCATACTCGGCTACGTCCTTGATCTCGTCCATGTCATCGAAGCGCTCAGCCAGTGCGTCGTACATAGGTGACACGTTGTACATGATGTGTGAATGTGTAGTGTACATGACACGCTAGGTGTCAGGCTCATGCCAGGCATTGCACCTGGCAGCGGGCTATGATCCCGTGAGCTATGCCTATCAGGCAAGCTGCAAGTCAGCACAGACAGCGTAGCTGGTACGCTCTGACTGCACACAGTTCTTGTTGACCCAGAAGCCGAGGCTCATGCTGGGCTGCATCATCAGGTTGATGATGGCACGACGAGACACGTTTGTGTACTTGTAGCAAGCACTGGTCTTGAAGTCAACAATGGCTTCGCCCTTGAGCAGGTCAACGTGAACGAAGTTGCAAGGCTCAGAGGTACGAGTTGCAGAATAGGTGAACATGAATGAATGAAACAAGTGAACAATAGATGCGACCTTGTTGTCGCAATAGCTAGCAGCCCGACTCAAACGGGCAGGGCGTCGGTGCACCGTGCAGCAGTGTGCCATGAGCAATTAGGCGTGTGGCTCCGCCGTGCCTTGAGCATACTTGTATGCCGCATGAGGCGCTGCGGCTGACGGTGTAACCGTCACATATTGTAACATCCAGGCCGGCCAACTGGTCAAGCACCTCCTGGTCCTACGGTCTGCTGCAGTTGACTGCACCTCGCCGTCGCAACGGAATCTTCGATTGTCAAGGTTCTGGGAGACTGGACAGCCTGAAGGGTCACCGGCTGTATCTGATGGTTGAAGATCGAGACTCTCCTCCCCCTTAACAGGGAGAGTCGAGATCAAGACCTTCAAATCAGATATCAGAATCCAGCATACACCAGGAAGTCGGTGGACGGTGAACCAAGCTGCACACTACCCCATCAGATCCCAGTCATACCAAGGCTTATCATCTTTGCTTATCAATGTTGAGCTGAATTATTAGCGAAGCTAAGCCACCGCGACAGATCGCGTGTGACTGACGCCGCCCGGTTTGCCCCGCAGGGTACCAACTACCGCGCCTGCCTGGCCCGCATGGTGCTGTTAAGCACTGGCAAAAACGTTAGAACTACGTTCTACCGGCTCGAACCGGGGGGCCATGGGGGTAAACCGCCGCCCGGCATATACGTAATAGGCTTCAGACATTTTGGTCAAAATTTATGACCCTGTATATGACGTACGACACCCCCACAAGTAGTATGACATTAAGCCATATAACACTCCAAACGACCATAGCTTACCCGTAATGGCCCTCAAATACTAAAGGAAAGTGTACTTTTAATAGCTCTTTGCATTCATCAGCAATAATCTGGTGCTCAAGCTGTGTACCGTTAGCACAACGCAAGTCACAATAGTGTAACCAAGACCTCAATGTACCGTTCATGTACAGACGTGTGGGTGTACTAAGTGGTAGTACTTCACGTGCACATTCTTTAGCAACACCTGCTGCAAGCATCTCGTTATACAGTTTGAATGACAACTCGTATACTTGATCAGCTTTGATTTGAAAGTCCTGTGTTGTGTATGGATCAATATCATCTACACTGTTTTGTCGGTTCTTAGTATCTTGCCGTCGAACAGCAAGAGGACCTGGTTGGTCGAGAGCCTTTGAGTACCGTTGAGAAAACTCTTGAAAGCTAAAACTACGATGCCTAAGAATTTGAGCTGCAATACTGCGTGTCGTGTTGATCTCTACGCACATGTTCACCATCTCAAACGGTGACCAGTGTTTATGTTTGATGAGATACCTGATTAACCTTGCACTGGTCTCAGTGTTGTTTTGATTCTCAGGATTTGACACACGTGCCATGTAGGCAACGAGGTTATCTCCATCAGGAGTTGAATGGACGTACTTAACGTGGTGGGTCATACAGTAGTAAAGGAGTCACAGTATTGATCCACGGATGTGAGTCAATATGTTGTCTAGTTTCAGTAGATAAGGGGACCCGAAAGTCCCCAAGTCACAGGAGGTCCACCCTTCCTCCTGTATACATGTGGGACCGCTGTTAAACCCAGGTAGGGACACCGTTTTTGTCGTCCCCTCTAGACTGCCTACGTTGCTCCATATTCATGTTGAATACGAGGTGGTCTGCAAAGCAATCACGGTCATCTTCCCAGTTATTTATGAGGTCTTGCCACTCATTACGTTTACGATCAATGATCTGTTGTTGAGCTGAGATAGACAGAGCGTCAGTAAAGTATTTAACGCCTTGTGCAAGAGCATCAATACGGTCATCATGCCGTACTGCACCTTTTTCACGACACATACGGCTCATCTGATAGAAGAGCATGTATTGGAGACGTCGTTCTGGCGCTGCGTCAGGATTAGACCGATAATCCCATTCAATGACTGATTTATCTACAACAAGCCGGTGCTGATTAAGTACAGGCTCAAGTGTGTCAATGATTCGGTCTTCTTTACGTACGTTGGCACGTGTTTCTTCGATGTATAACGATTGTTTGGTCTGTTGAAGATGTTTCTTAAATAGTTCACCGACTATACCGTCACCAAAGTTTGATTCAATAAGAAGTGTTTTTGCGTTGTATTTTTTGCAGCCCCTCAGAATGTCCAAAAGCGTTTGGTCTGAGTATCCGTCATTGTAAGCACGCATTTCGTGCAAGTACATGACACCGTTTCGTTGGCTGATATAAGCTGCAACCGTTTCATCCGATCCACGACCCGACGGGTCAACAGAGCAGATTGTGTTAGCGTAAGGACCCCATTCCCCCTTGAGCTGCATTGGACTGTAGAAATAATCTCCAGGTAGTCCGACAGTTGGGAGTTCTTTGAGGCAATTTTTGGGGTCTGAGCACCAGATGATGTCGTCTGGAGCAGAAGTGGGATTAACGCTAGTGACGACAAGGTCAGCATTTTTAAGTGGAAACTTCTCTGCGTCGCTAAGGCTCGTATCGAGCATAAACTGAAGCATGAAGTTACTGCGTCCCATTGACGCTTCACGTTCGAGTAGATCATCATCTTGGAATCGGTCAGGATCTGTTACGTCCCAAGGTTTTGCTCCTTGATCAATGTCTGCTTGAAGTTCAGGAGCAATAACACCTTCGTAATTAGCCATTGAACGTGGCACACGTGCAGGCCACACGAATGGTCTGTAGTTACGTTCAGCTAACTTTTTGTAGATCGTAAAAGTAGTCTGGGGAGTACCCAGGTACATGATGCGGGAGTCATCCTTTGGTGTAAGGATAGACTCGGCTTCCGTACATAGTTGTAGGAGTTTTTCCCGCATCATTTCAGTCATTGAGTTACCAGGAACTTCAATGTCGTCTAGAATCATTAAATCTGCGCGGCTTCCGGTGAGCTGTCCAGTGATGCCCACGCTTTTTACGCTGGGTGCCTGGCTCGGGGAGCAGTTCACATCGAAGCTTATCCGCGACCACCTTGCATCGTCTGACTTGGGCTGTAAATGAGAAAGCCATGGTGTTTCAATGATTAGTTTTTGAAGAAAGATAGACATGTTGTCGGCCCGTTCTTTAGAGGCCGAAATGATCATGATCTTTTTTTCAGGGTTATTGAAAAGCGTCCACAGAACGAAGGCTCCAGTAATCCAGGACTTTCCAACTCCACGGAAAGCCTGTATTTGAAGACGCTTAGGTCCAGACTGAAGATATTCTGCGATTGCATATTGTGCTTTTGTAGGCTCGGGTAGATCAAGTTGGGACCACAATGCTTGTAGAAACAGCTTGAAGTCACCCTGTAACGCCTCTAGGACGTTTGACATGTAGGTAAGTTATTTAGAAAAGATCAAGCGGCATACCCATAAGAGCGGCATAGCCGGTTGCTCTCATGTTTGTGTTGGCACGATCGACAATCTGTGAACCACTTTCGGAACCATAAAAGGCTCCAGGTACAGGAAGGTGTAGATCACCATTGAGTGCAGTACGACGTTGTTGGGTATTAGATTTTTTACCGCGTAGCCGTGTTAATTCTCGATCAATGTCTGCTTGAATAAAATCTTTGTACAGAACATCAAATGCTTTTTTACGATTAGGTAAATCAGCCTTAGAAAAATCAGGCATGTCACGGGGTCTCATGCCCTGTCGTTCCATATAACGATGGATTCTGTTGTGACTATCTTTACTTAGATACTCAAAATTAGAATCAACATCGCCCAAATTCATGCCTTGTGCGGCTGCGTGCTTTGATAAGGCTAAAGCATCGGCTTCAGATAAACCCTCAAACAAGGGCTTGTACAGCATAATCATGCGTTTGTGATGTCGGTCAAAACCAGGGACACTGGGAGGCTTGTAACGAGGGGCACCACCCCTTTGCACAGCTTCTGCCCTGGTACGTGCTCCATCAACATGCCTGTTTCTTAGGCCAACTCTGCCGCCTCCTTTGTCTTGAAGCTCCCGTTCATACCCAAGCTGCCTTCCTGCATCTGAAATGCTCATTCCTGGGTTTTGTTTCAGAAGGTTTTCGACATCTTGATACTTACGTTTGCGTTCTGCCATCAGTTAATGTGGGATAAAATCAATGATTCTCTAAGTAAATTTTTTCCAAATTGCTCTCTCATCCAAGAGCGCCAATGGAGGCTTCCTTTGTCCTGATTACAACAGGCACACGCTGGTACGACATTCGATGTGATGTCTTCACCCCCAAGAGAACGAGGATGTACGTGGTCAAGAGTAAGTTCATGTAATTCATAAGTAATTCCGCAATAAACACATGTGCATCCAAAGTGTTCTTTGATGCTGCGCCTCCAAAGGCGCTTGGCTTCAGAGGACGTCATGGTTATTAGGTTGTGTATGTAATGATCAGGTGTAGGAAGCAAAGGGGTCATGCGCGGCTACGGTTTCTTGCTCGGTTCTTAGATGCTTTTTCCATAAAGGTTTTCCCATTCTTTTTATGGGAAACATCTTTGCCGTCACCGTTGCCGTAGGTGCCCTTCTGTCGGTTAATACGTTTGAGTTCTACCCTGCGCTTAACCTCTTTCTTTTTCTTGTTGTATTTGCGCTGGTAAGCACGCTTGACCAAAAGGGATCTGCGGTTACCGGCGTAATGAGCTGTAGATTTACCGGACTGCTGAGCCATAAAGTCGTTTTTGTACCATTTCAGGGTCGATCTCGGGCATCACCTGGGCGAGCTTTGAAAGAGGGTTGCCGTCGTAAGCCACACCACTGATGTCGTTAGTCTTTAACCAGTCACAAGCTGCTTTTAGGTCTTGAGTTGTCGCCTCACCCGACTTGATGCGGGCAAGAAACTCAGTAGTGACCAAATTATGCAGCTCGTTAAACTGGTCTTCTGTTGCTTTTTTCTTAGCCATTTCTAAGAACTATTTGGTCTAGTTTGTTTTCAATACGTACCATGTGGTCTTCCATACGGTCGACCATCATTTGTAGATCAGTTTTGGAAACGTAGTCCTGAGCAACACCCAGCTCTACACCGTCGATACGGCGATCTAGACCGCTAATGCGATCGTGTACGTTATTGATTCTTTGATGTAGTCGGTTGTTCAGGGCTGCTCCCGCTGCTATTGCCGCTATCGAGAGACTTACTATTGCTTCCAGCATTGATAGAGACGATTGGTACGATGTCGTGACACAACATTTCTACCCTGCTACCAGGTCTAAAAGTAAACCCAGCTTTCATGATTTCTGTGCACTTGAGTGCTCTAGCTAACTCATATTCAAGACGCATCTTTTGTTCGTGTCGTCTAGCAATTTGCTTGCACTGCTCGATCATGCCACCATCTAGTGGCACCATAAAGTTAATTTGTGCTCCAAAGTTGTTAGACCTTACATATCCATCAGATTCATATGGAATAGTATCGTTGCCCATATAGAAAGGGCTGAACGTCATTGTAGCGCCATTACAAGAGCTATTAGATCCAAAAATTTGCCTCGATGGTGCACCATTGTTTTGAAACTGCACAGCCTGATTAGTTACATTACCGGTTGCTGCTGCAACAGGATTAGATGTATTTTGTACTTCAGGCTCTGCAAACGCAGGTGTCACTGCGAGAAGATAGAAAGCGAGGTAGTAGTAGAGGTTGAATCGATTGTTTCTGTGATGTCGATTGTTTCGACAACTCCCGCGTCGCGAGTCGTGATCTCTAGAGACCAAGGATCGCCAGCGGTAGTTACAGCAAATGTTGTTGAGGAGCCAGCGATGTCTGCGCTTGGCGTAACGTTTGAACCACTCCATGATGAGTAATCACCACCATAGACTTCTTGTTCGATAGTCCGTTCAATATCAACCGTGGTGGTAGTAGTCGATTGCATTGAACCCTGCGTGAACTGTGGTGTCACAGTTTGTGCAGAAACTGGAGCAGCCAGGAGCAGGAGCATAAGTAGCTTCTTCATTCCTTTCTTTCGCGTGTAATTGAGAAGGTTGCAAGTGTGCCGCTAAGAATTGATGCGACATAAGTTGGGTCCATTTTTTCCATCCATCCTGCATAACTTGCAGTTAAGAGTCCGGCGGACCAGACGAGGACGACGAATTTGATGAACCCTTCTTTTTTGTTATCTTTGTCCATGCTTGTTTAAGAATGGGCTTCATCACAGTTACAGTGTGTTTGAACACTGCTGTTGCTGTAAGGGTGGCTGCAACAGACACGGTGGCTGTAGTACCAGCCGTGACGAGTATTTCGTTAGACGGGAGAGGCATGGTTACATCCGTAAATGGGATGTCTACCTTTCGTGTGTCTTGAGGTATGTCCGGTAGTTTTACCGGAGGAGGTTGTGGTTTAGGTTGTTCTTTTTCTGATGGTGTTGTCCCTTTGACTCCCGGAGGCGGTCGAAGGTCCCTAGGAGGCACCACAAGCGGCTTGTACGAAGGTATATCCGCTCGTGGGACATCTAGTACCGGACGGGGTAAAACAAGGGGCTCAGGGAGCCGTAGAGACGGTAGTACCGGCGGCTCTCCTAAATCCATTACTTGCTAGGGAAAAGTCCGTTACGGATAAACTCAACAGCTTTGTCATCGACATCGTTGTCGGTAGACTCAGCCAGTTTTTCAAGCATTTCAACAATCAACAGTTTAACCTTGTCAGATTGAAGAAAAGAAAAAAGGATTGGACGGATAAGGGTGATCATTGTTTTAGGTAGGTAAAGGTTTATTCAGCAGGCTCAGGTGTGTTGCCTTCAGCGACCCAGTCAAGGTACTTTTGATAATCAGTGTTGGCTAGGTCCATTGGAATAATGGAAACGAGATTGCCGTCAGTTTTTTTGATTGAGCGAACTTCTTGCTCAATTTCGTGCATAACCAGTTGGTACATTTTTCTTACATCTCCGCACTAAATGAAACATGGACACCAGAGTCAGAATTGATTTCTACCCACGCTCCGTGTCCAGCCACTCCTGCTGATGAAATGGCGGAAAAATAAAGGGCTCCACAAGTTTTTCCCACATTTTGAACACCCACAGTGCTAGAAGTACCGTAAGCACTAGGCTTCCAACATCTAAATGCCGCAGCGTTGCCGTTTGTAGAAACCTGTAATGTTGGCGCAGCTCGCATTTCTGTGGGAAAATGAACAACGCCGTAAACCGACGTTGTGGCGTACCACATTCCACTCATCACTGGATGGGTATTGAGTACGCTGCCATCAGTATGACGGTAGTAATACCTTTGACACCTAGCCAGCTCATCACCGTGGCTTCTGTGCTCAAACGTTGTCGCCTTCTCGCCAACTTCTAGTTGGACGCCGGTGATCTGCCAAGTTGCACCAGCGGTTGTAATCACACCATCTTGAGCATGACCATACCCCCATCTGGAAGAAACATAAGCGCCCCAAGCAGTTGAATCTGTTGAGTCCCAATCAGATCCTGTTGCTAAATTCCAAGCAACTTGGAAACCAACACCGTTGTCGTTGTTAATAGTTCCACCAGTATCACCTGTCAAAGTTATTTCTTTGCGTTCCCAGGTGTTAGCAGTGTTAATCGTATAAGTAGCTGTTCTGTTGCGAGAACCGTCATCTTGAAAAAAGCTGCATCCATAGGTGCCAGTTACTGACGACTTTACATAGAAAGACAGAGTAAGTGTTTGCGCAGAGGATGTTCCGTACTGTAAATGCTGAAGGTTTTGCGCTTCGATAAGTGTTTGAATATAGACAATATCGTTAGCGTTAATCGCTGCTTCTGGGGTTCCTGTAGTGAACTTTAAGCTTTTTGAGAACCCTGCAGGAGCGTCAGTGCTTTGAGTAATCGTACAGTCAAGCGACTCTAGGTTTGCCGTTACAAACGACATCCTGTCCAGTGAATACCCAGTAGTTGTTCCATCATGAGCAAATGAACTGCTAGTTCCGCGTTGCGATACAGTCATCCCGCCATTTATGACAAGGTTTCTGTTACTCAACGCCCCAGCAGACGGCATCTGCACGCCATCAACTGTTACGTGCCCACTTGAATCAACCTCAACACCACCGGCAGTTGTGCCAGTGGATTCCATTTTATTTACTTTAATTACGCTCATTTAACCCTCCGGTGCAGGGTATTGTTCTTTTACAGCTTTGCAGTGGTTATAGAACTCTGCAAACTTTACTTTGAGATCTTCGTCAGCGTCGATAGCGTGCCAAAGCATGTCAAGTTGTGATCCGAATGTGCCGTAAGACATCCGGCGGTCGCATTGATAAGGAAGTTCCATAATTATGCAATAGATGTAATTGAAAGGCTTGGACCGTTAAAGATGTTGCCAGCGGTTCCATCCCAATGGTAATTGTGATGTAATTTGGCTGGATTAGCGCTAGCGTGGTACTCTCTACATTGAATCTTCAAAGTTTTGTCGCTAGTCCAAGTACCAATTTTACCGTTTGCAATATCCTCAGTGGCATTGCCAACACTTAAGGGCACTCTAATGCGGTGTTGCCCATCGTAGTATGGAAATGCAGAAGTTCTAGCTCTTGTGACCTCAGAACTGTCTACAAAAAATTTGAAGTGGCACAATGGCAAACCAGCTCCGGCATAAGCAACTTGCACCTGAAAATCATAAACAACGACCTTTGTTTCACTTGGAGGTGTGTAAGTAAATGAAGATCCAGTTACATCTGCATAAGATGTTGTCAAGTCTTGAGCAGCAGTTACATTGGCAAACGTATAAGTTCCGCTGCCAACAGTTTGGGATACTCCGTTGCAAAGCCCTGCAATCGTTTCAATAATCTGTCCAGGTTGAGCTTTTGGTTGTGCAAACTCAAGTGTTCCAGGAGTGCTGCCGTTTTTAAGAACTTGGTCAGCAGTGCCTACACCATTAGGCAGTGTCAAAGAAATATCACCGCCACTTACGGCGGCGGGAACGTCCAGTTCAATAGAACCAGACGTTGCACCTGTTAGTTTAATACTCATCAGCCCAATGCAGTTTTGATTTCAGCAGTCGTGGTCGCTGCCTCAATCGCATCTTGCATGGTTGCATACTTAGTACGGATTTGAGCGCGAGCAGCTTCAGCAGCAGTAGCGTCAGCACCAGGGATCTGTTTAGAGATCACTTCATCATGAGGCTTGAACTCTTCTGCACGAGCGGCACGACGACGCTCATGGGCAATTTCTTTGGACTTAGGCAGGTCTTCTGCAACAGTTGAGCCAGACTTGACCCAGGCGTTACGGAAGGTACGGTCGGTAGGGATTACTTCGTCGTCAACAATTTCGTAATCAGTCAAACCAAGACGTGCAGGAAGCTCACTAATCGGAACTTCACCAGTAGGATGGACGACCGACACGCCGCCTTCAGAGTTAGTGTAAATAATTTTAGACATGTTAAAAAATAAATAGAAGGGATGTGTCAGTTGCCGTGGATAACAACAAAAACGTGATCGGCATCTAACTTGTTAGAAGCGTCCCAAACAGTATGAACTCTTATAGAACTGGCTGATTTTGCAAAAGCACCATAAGAACCAGAGCCAATAGAAAGCCATCTGTGACCTGAACCACTAGCAAGGTCTGCAACAGTTCCAGATACGCAATAATTTGTATCTGGCATATTGCTTGAAAAATTTACAGTGTAATCACCTGTACCATTGTCAGTAATCGAACTGACATTGAAACTGTCTCTGATGGCAACAGTTCCTCTTCCGTTAAAATCAACCCACGCCTTAGCCGCACCAGGGACACTGATTGGACTTTGGTTACCTGCTGCGTTAAGCAGGTTATCTACTTTGAGTGTACTCATGGGTCAACCTCCGAAGACTGCAAAGTGGATATGTGGACTATCAGACCAGGCTGAAGCGTTATAAACTACGACCGAAAATCTGTGTGAATTTACTGTTGAATCAGCCAAAGTACCTCCTTGTCCTATAGTGTTCGGCATTGCAAAGTTATAGGAACCCCCAAACGCTGCACTAATGACAGCGACGTAATTAGCATTCGCCATTGCCGTACTAAAGTTCACCGTGTAAGCACCAGTACCGGTGTCAGTAATAGAGCTAACGTTGAACGAATCGCGGATAGCAACCGTACCAGTGCCATTAAAGTTGACCCACGCCTTAGCCCGACCCTGATTGATCTCTTCAGGCGTTGAATTGTTATTGCCTGAAGTGTCTTGAATGTTAGATGTTTTAAGTGTGCTCATAGGTCAACTCCCGAAAACTGCAACTGATACTGTTTTACAGTCGTACAGTGCTCCGGTATAAATACCCATAATTACATGCACTTGTGTTGTACTGTATGCGGCTCTTGCATATTCAGGAAATACGGCAGAACCACCTGTAGTTACTGCATTAGTATTGTCAAATTGAGTCAGGACTGATGTACAATAATTGGCGTTAGCCATAGCATTAGCAAAGTTTACTGAATAAGCACCAGTACCGTTGTCAGTAATCGAACTGACATTGAATGAATCCCTAATTGTAACAGTACCAATGCCGTCAAAATTGACCCAAGCCCGACAGAACGTACCACATTCCGTACCGTTTACATCTTTAATTACTGGCGGTGTGTTTGCCGCCTTACTTGTGATATTTGCAGTTGATAGTGTGCTCATACGATACTCCAGGTTGCGCCAGTGCCAATAGTCACTGTGACGTTGTTGTCAATAGAAATGGGGCCAAAAGAGCCCCAGTTATACGTGCCACTCAGAGTTTCGTTACTGGACACATTCTTAATGTTTTTAATGAAGATGCCATCAGCGATGACATCAGGCAGACCAGCGTCTGCGATGCCAGAGACAACTCCGGCACCAGTAAGAGTAAGAGGCATGATTAAAGAACAACTAGACGAGCGTTAGCAGGAACAGTAAGGGTGACACCTGATGCCACAGTGATTGGGCCGACACAACTGGCTCCAGTACCGACAGAAGCACTACCACCAATGTTTGTACCGATGGTGTAGTTAGTGCTGACAGTCAGTTTGTTTTCTTGGAACACTGTGTCAGTGCCTCCGCCAGTGGCTCCACCTCCGCCTTGGTCAACCCAAGACAACGCACCAGATCCATCAGTCTTCAGAACTTGATCCGCATTGCCATCGTTGTCTGGCAGCGTCAACGTGTAAGAAGCAGCAGCACTGTGTGGAGGTGACTTGATTTTGACACCATGGCTGTTAGCAGAACAGTTGAGTTGCAACACGCCATCGTTACCACCAGCACCTTTTACTTCGACAACACCAGTTCCATTGGGGTTTAGTTTGATGTTGCCGTTAGTAGTGCTGGTATTGATTTCGTTAGCTTGAACGTCAAGATCACCACCGAGTTGAGGCGTGGTGTCTGAAACGACATCAGTAGAAATCGTGTTACCAGAAGCTGCTGTAATACGTCCCTGTGCGTCTACAGTGATCGAAGGAACGCTTGTGCTAGAACCGTAAGAACCAGCAGTCACAGAGGTGTCTGCAAGCTTTGCAGCGGTTACAGCGTCGTCAGCAATTTTGGCAGTCGTTACTGCATCTGCTGCAAGTTTGCCAGAAGTTACAGCGTTACTAGCAATTTCTGAGGTAGAAACCTGACCATTAGAAGCTGCAGTAATTCGTCCTTGTGCGTCAACAGTAATATCAGCAGCGGTATAACTACCAGCAGTAACAGCAGTGTCTGCCAGTTTAGTTGCATCAACTGCATCATCAGCAAGTTGAGCCGTGTCAATGCCACCAGTAGCGACAGAAATGGTGCCACCAGCGGTGATAGTACCACCAGTCAATCCTGTGCCTGTAGCAACGCTAGTAACAGTACCTGCACCAGAAACAGAACCGGGGACCCAGTTAGTGCCGTTCCATTTCAACAGCTCGTTTACTGAGGGGCTCGGGGCAGAAACATTGGACAGGTCATCAAGTTCAACATCAAGCTTGCTACCGTCAATGGCAGCAGAGGCGTTGATGTCTGCATTGACAATCGTACCGTCAGCAATTTTATCTGTAGTGACTGCAGAATTTGCAATCTTGGCTGTGGTTACAGCATCATTAGCAATTTCAGCAGTGCTAATTACACCGTTTGATGCAGCAGTAACTCGGCCCTGAGCATCGACAGTGATGTCAGCAGCCGTGTAACTACCGGCAGTGACAGCCGTGTCTGCTAGTTTGTCTGCAGTTACAGCATCGTCAGCAATCTTGGCTGTGGTGACTTGAGTATCACCAATGTGTGCCGTGTCAATCGACCCATCGACGTAGTGTTCAGAGTCGATGCTGTCATCGGCAATCTTTGAACCGTTGACGGCGTCAGCGGCCAGTTTGTCTGTAGTTACCGCACCATTGTTGATGGTGGTTGCGATAACTGTATTGTTAGCCAGTTTTGCTGATGTAACAGCACCATCGCGCAGTTTTGCTGTGGTAACAGCTTCGTCAGCAATGTTGTCAGTACTAGCTCTTTCTTGATCAGCATACAAAAGCTGATCCAAGTTTTCGTTTAGTTCGCCTGCTTTAAGAGCAGAGCCCGAAGCAAAAACAAATCGGGCTGCATCTACATCAGTATCACGGAAGATACGGATCTTGACTCCATTTGCAGGAGCAGTAGTGAACTGGATAGTAGTGGCGTTAGCAAATGTGAATGCAGTTGTAGCAACATGATCAAGAGTTACCTTGACATCTGCTTCTTTGAGATATGCAAATGTGACAGAGTAATTGGTGGTGGAGCCATTACCTGTATAAGAGTGTTCAGTTGTAAGTGTAGTTGCCATTACCTATACATTTTAAGGGCTGGTTCTAATTCACCGTAAGTTGTTTGTCGTTGGCTCTGCCTGTTTTCAATGCGATCTGCACGTGACTCAGCAATAGCTGCGCGTACATCAGCATCAGCACGTATCGTTGCCCAAGCTCTTTTACGAGCCCGGTTAAAGATCTCGCCAATTCGTTTAGTGTGGTAGTAAGCCTTCATCGGCTCATAGTCACGGTTACCAGAAGCGCGATCTTTTTCCATCTTGCGGATGCTTGCTTGGATACGTGGATCAGCAGCAAGCTCATTTAATTGTGCTTCTAAGTTCTGATCGCCAATAGCTTTTTGGAACTTAGATCTGACACCTGGTAGCTTGGAAAGATCAGTACTGTCTGGTGCGTAATACACAGACAGACGTGTGTCGTATCCACTGCGGAACAGCAGCTTTCTTCCAGGACCCTGATCCAAGTTAAACTGGACAGGAGAGAACATATTCCAAGCACGGGTGATGAAGTCGTAATCCTTGATAGGTTGACCATTCAACATGTCGTACTTAATGGGCAATGCCTCATCAGTAAGTTTTTCTGTAAGAAGGTTTCTGTTGCGGATAGAATCAGCAATACCAGAATCCAGCTCACGCATGTAAGGA